AATCAATAAAAAATCCATACTGGGTTGTCATCGGTTAATCCTTATGCCTTCTCGATCTGCACCAGGTTCGTGTGCTGCGGGTTGCCTTTCGCCAGCGGTGACGGGCGGTGCGTGGTCAGGGTATTGATGCAGGAGCCGTGATCGACACGATCGCCGTTCATGTTGGCGTCATGCCAGGCGCCCTGGCCCATCGCGCTTACGCCGGGCATGATGCGCGGGGTGACTTTCGCAGCAATGCGCACTTCGCCGCGGTCGTTGAAGACGCGCACCATATCCCCATTTTTGATACCTCGTTGCTCTGCATCCACAGGGTTAAGCCACACCTCCTGGCGACAGGCGGCCTGGAGCACATCTACGTTGCCGTAACTGGAGTGGGTACGGGCTTTAAAGTGGAAACCGAACAGTTGCAGCGGGAATTTGCTGCGCTCGGGCGCGTCCCAGCCTTCAAAGGTTGAGGTATAGACCGGCAGCGGGGTGATGGTTTCGTCTTTTTGCAGTTCCCAGGTTGCCGCAATATCCGCCAGCTTGCTGGAGTAGATCTCGATTTTGCCCGACGGGGTTTTCAGCGGATTGGCATCCGGATCGTCACGGAATTTTTTATAGGCCACAAAATGTCCATTTGGATCTTTGCGCTTATAAATACCCATTTTTTTCAGCGCGTCGTAGGACGGCAGCAGCGGATCTTTGGCGACCATTTTGGCGTACAGGTAGCGCAGCCACTGCTCCTGCGTACGGCCTTCGGTGAATTTCTGATGGATATCCGGTCCGAGGCGTTTCGCCACTTCGCTCATGATCCAGTAAATGGGCTTGCGCTCGAACTTCGGGGCGGTAACCGGCTGGAGGAAAATCAGGTATCCCATGTTGCCGGCGTAATCGTTGGGGATGATATCTTCCTGCTCGACGGTCATCAGATCCGGCAGAACAATATCGGCATACTTCGCAGACGAGGTCATGAAGTTATCAATGACGACGATCGTTTCGCACTTGCTCTCATCCTGCAAAATGTCGTGAGTTTTGTTGATATCGGAGTGCTGGTTGATGATGGTATTACCCGCGTAGTTCCAGATGGACTCCACTGTCAGACGGATGGACGGACTTGAAGTAGTTGACTCAACGCTACTTAAGGTCCTGATATGACTGACATTAACCATGACAACACTGTATATTCATCCAGTTCTTTCTCTGGGTCTCCCTATCTGTATGGGCAAGTCTACACCCCAAGTCCTGACACAAGGCTGACACAAATCAATCTACTCGGCGTAGCTAAGCCTCAGTTAGTCCGTAGAGCCAATGGTCGATATACTATCCGCTTCAGACTCAAGGGACAGACCACACCGTTTCTTTCAGTATCGACCCGCAGCACAGACAGGAGAGTAGCCACAATGCGTCAGAGAGAGCTTGCAGCCACAGCTAAGGCCTTCATGTTGGATAGACCTGAAGTCTCGCTACAGGAGCTTACAGAGCACCTCCGGTCTATGGCTGAGCAGTTCCTGACAGACGCTAGTGACGATTACTGGAATGGACTTGAGGTCGCTACTTTGGTGGACGAGAAGTCCAACCTGAAGGAGCTAGCCGCTACGCAAGCCTTAAGTCTGGACCAGCAGAAGGGCATAAGGTTAGCGCTTGAAGTCCTGACCGCAGCACAGCAGAGGGTAGACACTGGTGATACCTCTGGTCTGATTAAGCTGATTGATGATAATAACCATACTGATTACTCAACTATAGGCGACTCTACGTCAATTCTGAAGAATGAGCAGGGGGATAGACCAGTAGTTTTCACACAGGAGCGCCAACCTGAGGTCACTATCTGTAGTTTTTCTGAGCTAGTGTCCTCGCTGCTGGCTGAGAAGGTCCAGACCCTGAAGTCCTCCAGCTACAAGGACCTCTCGTCCTCACTGAATACTGTCTCCCGGTTTCTATCTGAAGATATGGACCTGATGTCCCGCTCTGAGTGGCTGGCTGTGAGAGACGCTATGCTTGCTGCTGAGGTGAGGCCATCGACGATTAACAAGCTGCTGACCAAGGCGAAGATGTGTCTTGATTACGGTCTGATGAATGGACAGCTAGAAGGTCGCAACCCGATAGAGCGGCTGAAGCTGACCAAGGATATCGACTCCAAGCGTAGAGCGTTCACAGACGAGGAGCTGGAGAGACTTCTGGTCCGCGTAGAGGCTGAGTATCAGTTCACACGACACACGGCTCACACGACCTCTGAGGCTCGCAGATGGGCGACTCTGGTATCTGTGGTCACTGGCGCTCGGTCTGCTGAGGTCTGCCACCTGACTAAACGTGACATTGTCACATTGGATAACGGTATTGTGTGTATCGACATTAACGAGAACGGGGACGGGAAGTCGGTGAAGAATAAACATTCAGTCCGACTTGTACCGTTGACCAGCGGTGCCTATGGGTTCGACCTGAAGCCCTTCCTTGCGTGGGTAGATGCTCAGCCCGAGGATGAAGGTCCTCTCTTCGGGATGACACCAAGCGCCTACTCAAGCTGGTTTAACTCAAGGGTGTTGACTGAGGCCCTGCCAGACGCTACAGACGTCTCACTTCATAGCCTGAGGCATTGGCTTGCGACTCGTATGAAAGAGCGTGGAGTCAATCTGGTGGACGCTCAAGGCATCCTTGGTCATAGCTCGCAGTCAATCACGTATGACCTGTACGGGAAGGGACACGCTGTGGGACGTCTGGCTGATGCGCTTAAAGTGGTGTTTGGTTAAGTGGTTGAAAGATAAGGAATTTAGACTTAACTATCACAGTAGGACGGATTACACCCTCACCTTAGGACATGACACCTCGCCTCTGACCTTCTGCGGAATGGTTAAGCGGGGAGTCTTCCACACTTAATTTAATTACATCGTTAACCTTTCCACGGAGGGACGTCACATGTCTAAACGCTACGAGTCGGACACTTTCCGCACTCGCCTTTACGACTATCTAACTTTCGACCCGGCCATACCGGAGCTACTACGAGTTAAGAAGCCTTACGGCAAATCCAGACGTGCAACCGGAGAGCCTGTGAGCTTCGCTGTAAGTGAGCAAGGCTACGCCAATGTGAATGTACTGGGTAAGACCTACCGTCGCTCCAGAGTCATCTACAGCCTGTGTAAAGGCCGAATCCCTGACGGGTACGTGGTAGACCACATCGACGGTAATCGTCTCAATGACCATCCTGACAACTTACGGGTCTGCACATATCAGGAGAACCGATGGAACGCAGATAGTCACGGCGGTAAGCGCCAGAACTATTTACCTAAGGGCATTAGCTACTACGCCAAAGCTGACCAGTACCGGGCTATGCTTCGTCTTGGCGGTCGACACTACACGCGGTTGTCGCCTTCAGTCTCCGACCTGATTCTCTTCCTTCAGGAGCTGCGTCAAGAACATCATAAGGAGTTTGCTTTTGATGGTTGGACCGAGTGGACGGAGAAGGACCAGAAGGCTGCGGACATCAAGTACCAGACTGGACCTGTAGTCGGTAAGTTATTGACTGGTGGTAAGCCATCTCACGTCCGACTAAACCGCGCTACTGGTCAAATGTACAGGCAAACAGCCGATGGTCTGCGTCACTTGGTTACTAAAGGGGACCTGATTCAACTGTGAGTCATTAGGCTGAGAGCCGCGCCAGCCCTGGCCTGTAATAAACCCTCACTAGTAGGAAGAACGGGCAGACACTGAGACCAGACCAACCAGAAATGGGGGGTAGGGGGGCAGACCAATAGATGCCTACTTAAGGTTAGACTTAAGTTAAGACCTAAGGAGGCAGACTAAAGTTAGTACCTTAGGCTCATCCAAAGTCATTATTATGATTGTGGTAACACAATTCATATTACTACCTACAGTCTAGACTTCAAGCATCGGGACCCTGTATACATTGGGTCGTTGCTTGCGGTTGGGTATGTATGACCAGTGGTAGGGCTTAACTATCACTGTTAGGAAGATTACACCCTCACTATCGGGAGACCAACATTCCGCCTCTGTGTCGCTAGCAAGCTAGCTGTCTGATGCGTCAGAACATGCGGTCCGGTCCCGACATTAAGTATCTCTCCTCTTTATACCAAGGCCAGCAGACAGCCTCTGTCAGACCCGGCTCGTGAGCGTTCTTTAGTTCGTACCGTGGACAGCATCCACAGTCATGACTTAAGTCTATCACCGCTAACTAACTGGAAGTCTGACATGCTGTCTTGCACCTTTATCACTACTGGTCATCGCAGACCATCTTTCACGATCGCAATCACCTCAAGTCATTCTGTTTGCGTCCTGTTGCCTGCTGGTCTCCCTTTACGTGGGGGCTTGAGTAGGTCAGTGGGGTGCGACTTCAGGGTGCAAACAAAAGGAGTACACGTAAATGTCTCAACAAGAAATCAGCATCATTAACCTCGACCAGCTTGTGTCCATGACCTCAGTTGAAATTGCGGAGCTGACAGGCAAGGAGCACCGAAATGTCCTGCGCGATATTCGCAATATGGCTGAGGAGCTTAACGCGCTCAAAACTGAGCTGGTTGGCGAGGAAGTATACAAGGACGCTAAAGGCGAGAGCCGGGTAATGTACCGTCTCGACCGTAAGCATACTTTTATTCTGGTCGCTGGCTATTCCGTTCACCTCCGCGCCAAGTGTTACGACCATATTCAGACGTTAGAGCGTCGAGTCCTTCAACTGGAAGACCAGAAGAAGCGAGCAGCCATTCAGTCCGCTAACCGCCGAGGCGTGACTTGGGGCGACTACTGCAAAACCTATGGTCTACCCGCTCAGAAGCTAATGACCGCACTTCTTCAGCATCGTGGCCTCTTTCGTAAGAACCCAATCAGTAACGAGTGGTCTGTAAATCCGAAGTATTCCGACTGCTTTCGTATCATTAAGCCGTCAGACCAGAAGTTCTCAGCAGGTGGGTATAACTTCCGGTTCAACGCTAAGGGGCTGGAGGTCTTCGGTAAGCCTGAGATGGTTGACAAGATGCGAGGCATCCTTGTTGCCTTCACTGGCACCGACCAGCAGAAGCAAGAGCACCTCCTGAAGCAGGCCCAATCCGGCAAGCTGGAGGGACTCTAAGATGATTGACCCGCGCACACCTGAGGGTCGCATGACTCTCCGTTACCGTGGCTATCGGACTGAGGTCATCCTGAAGGAGCTTGGTCTAGACCCGGAAGATGAGACCCGCCAGCACCAATCCCGAGACGAGCTAATAGCCCAACTGGTCGCTATGAAACTGCCGTCAGCTAGCAAGCTAGCACCTAACCGTTAGTAGCTCACCTACTCAATACCTAATTTAAACACCTTTTGAGATGACCGATGCGGGGAGACGCCGCAGGACTAAACACGCCTGTGGTCGACCGATAGTCTCAGACTCAAGAGGAGTAATTACTATGTTATTCAATAACCAAGACTGGAAACTGTCAGTCACCGACATCGACCTTTACGCAAATACTTGCAAGCTGGACGGTGAGTCTTATCCGCTGTCTCTCGCGTTAAAGACCCTCATCCCCGGCTATGTGTCTGGCTTCAGCCCACGAGCTGCCGAACCTCTGGAAGTAATGGAAGTCCTCGCTGAAGCTGGCGTGACCATCGCTAACTTCTTCGGTAAGGACCTGGTGTCCGCCTATAGCCTCCGCCAGCAAAACAAACGAGCTGAAGCTGAGCGTATTGAGCGTGAGCAGCGTGTCCTTGCTGAGCGTATGGCAGAGATGCACATGACTGAAGAAGACCGCATTAAGGCCAACCAGAAGCGTGACCAACAGAAAGCTGAACGTCAGGCATATGGTGAGAGCCTCCGGTCCGCTACGCACTCCGCTGGTCGCTCCAAGGCTGCAATTATGGCTGACCTTGATGGCTCAGTGAACTGGATGGACGCCCTGTAAGTATAAACACATTCGGTCTCAGACTTTCGGGTCTGGGACTCGCTGCTTGCTAATCAAGTATTTGACTCAAAGGAGATTAATTATCATGACAACTATCAAAGACGCTTTCCAGTTTGGCATTGAGCCAGTACGCATCACCGACACCGACAACCTTCAAGTCAACGAAGGTCTGCCAACTAACGCGGACCCACAGGTCTACGCTCTTGAGCTGGCTAAGCTGGTCAAGTCCATGCTGAATGGTGTGCTTAAAGACGCTCAGGAGAACATCCCGTTCCCTGTTGAGCTGCTGCCAACACGCAATAGCTTACCGACTCCCATCATCGCTCACACTCTGGCAGACCGCTCTGTGGTCGTTCCAGTCCGTGGCGGTAAGGCTCCCGCTGTAGTCACCGCTGCTGCTGGTAGCGAAATTACTGTTGAACCTATCGAGAAGGCTATTCTCGTCAGCCATCAGGCGAAGCTGTGGGATTCCAAGTCCTCCACTGGTTTCACAGTTGGTACGCTCCAGCAAGACGCTATGAACATCTGCGAGAATGTGGTCCGTACAATCAACGCTAAAATGGTCGATGTATTGCTGACCTCCAAGCTGCTGAAGACGGTAGATTACCCGAAGCTGACCGGGAGTCTTCTGCCACGAGCAGAGGCTATCGTAGACGCTTTGTTCGAGAGCACCGAGTCCGCTTATGGCTCTGAAGTGTCCAGCTATGGCATCCTTGCTCATGAGTCCCATATGTCCGCTCTCTCCCGTCTGGCCCTGAAGAATGGTTTTGGTGGTGAGGATGCAGTAAAGGACATGCTGGGTACAGACATCGCGTATTACAACGGTGCTGACCGTGGCTTATTCATGATGGCGAAACACTTCACCTGTCTGTCCTTTGGCTGTCTGCGTCATGATGGGGAACATATCACTGTGGTCCTTTCCCGTGATGGTAACAGCCAGTCTCACGACTTAGAAATCCTCGGTAAGGTATTCGTGGTCGCTGAGGCCGCTACGACTGTGAAGATGAAGACTGGTAGTGCTACCGCAGTGTTACCAGTGGTTAAGTGCCTGAGCTTTACCAAGACAAGCTAATTAACAATAACGACTATTGGTCAGACTTCCGAACTGGATGTCTGGCCTTTATTTAATGTTACGTTTTAACATAGCAACCAAGGAGGACCTATGGACCTACACAAAGTCTATCTCGTGGTCTTCCTGCTAAAGCTGGCTCTGGTAGTCGTGCTGATGGTCTGGCCTAAAGTCCGATACTAGCTTGCTGACGATGAGTTTTTGACTGAAAAATGTGAGAGACCATCTAATACAATGAGCCTGACGATTTACCCCGTAGGCCCTACCTGTGGTCTATGACTCGGGTCTATGACTCCGGGTCTATGACTCCGGGTCTATCTCGTGACTGACTGCTGTAACTGACACAAGGCTGACACAAAGGCTGACACAAGGTCTTGACTCAATGCAGGACCTCAGGTGTAATGCGGTCTGCTAGCCAAGAGCTAGCGTCTCGCTTCAAGTCCTTGAAGTTCCAGATGAACTTGATCGGCACATCGAGCTTATCTTTGCCGCGTACGCCGTCGCGCAGGGCGGTCATCTCCGGTCCACGCACGATGGCATCCGTCCAGCTGAAGCAGGAGATTTGCGTTTTCACCGGATTTTCCGGCAGCGGCATGCGTTCGATGGTGATGGTGTAGGTCGATTCGCGTGCGCCGCTGTTACCGCCGTTAATGCCGACGTTGCCGGTCAGGATCGGCAGCATGGCGATGGCGCGGGACGTTTGCTCCCCGTTTGCCTGACGCTGCGGGCCCCAGCCCTGGCAAATGTAGGCCGGTTTCGCCGAACCGATTTCACGGGCCAGCTTAATGATGCGTTCGGCAGGGATGCCCGTTATGCGAGACGCCCAATCCGGAGTTTTCGCGGTTTTGTCATCACCCTGGCCGAGAATATAGGCTTTGTAATGACCATTAGCCGGTGCGCCTTCCGGCAGGGTTTTTTCGTCATAACCCACGCAGTATTTATCGAGGAAAGGTTGATCGACCAGATTTTCATTAATCAGCACCCACGCAATACCTGCCACCAGCGCGGCATCGGTGCCCGGACGAATCGGGATCCACTCGTCTTCACGCCCTGCGGCAGTGTCGGTATAACGCGGATCGATAACGATCATCCGCGCGTTTGACCGTTCGCGCGCCTGCTCAAGGAAGTATGTGATACCGCCGCCGCTCATGCGCGTTTCCGCCGGATTATTGCCGAACATCACCACCAGTTTGGTGTTTTCGATATCCGATGTGCTGTTGCCGTCGTTGCTGCCGTAGGTGTAGGGCATTGCGCAGGCGATCTGCGCGGTGCTGTAGGTGCCGTAGTGGCTGAGGAAGCCGCCGTAGCAGTTCATCAGGCGCGCGACCAGCGAGGCGTAAGGGGAGGAACGGGTGATGTTGCCGCCTACAATTCCGGAGGAGTAGTTAATGTAGACCGCTTCGTTGCCGTATTTTTCGACCACGCTTTTCAGACTCGCGGCGATGGTGTCCAGCGCTTCTTCCCAGGTGATACGCTCAAACGTGTCTTCTCCGCGTTTGCCCACGCGTTTCATCGGATAGTTCAGACGGTCTGGGTGATTGATGCGACGGCGAATTGAACGGCCTCGCAGGCAGGCGCGAACCTGATGGTTGCCGTAAACATCCTCGCCGGTATTATCCGTTTCAACCCAATAGACTTCGTCATCGCGAACGTGCAGACGCAGCGCGCAGCGGCTACCGCAGTTTACCGAGCAGGCGCCCCAGACGACTTTGTCTTCTGCGGGCTGAATAGCGGACTGCACAGCGGCGGCGGCGCTTTTCAGACCAAAAGGTAATGCGATCCCACCGGCGGCAAGCGCCAGAGATCCTATGGCAGTAGATTTAACCAGAGTTCGACGGCTTATCCCGCCGTGATGTTCAACTTCGGACATGACTCACCCCATCATTGTTAATAATTATTTTCACCCGTGACTACAACCGGGCTAATGATGGGGGGAGTGTTACTTATTTAGAGGTATTAAATATTAATCCTCGTCAAATCAGGGGAATTGAGTGGGAAAATCATTGCGGCTCAGCGGGCGCATTCTCCTGCGTACCTGCGCCGCTCACCGGGTAGTTGCCGCTACTGGTGCGGGTGTACAAAATTTTGAAAGTATCGTTGGCACAATGCCCAACGACCTGCGCATCCGGCTGATCGGCCTGATCGTTCGGGACGATGTTCAGGGTAAAGCCAGACTCCGGTACGCCGTTGTTGATAATCTTCTGCTGAATGTCGCTTTTCACGCGCTCGCAGGAATCCGGGGCCGCAAGAAGAGCGGGTGAAGCACTCATTAACAGCAGGGCGGTAATCCAGGGTAACCGTTTCATCTGTAGCTCCTTTTCACTGTGTAGACTGTAAGCATAGCAGGGCTAGGGTAAGCTTTTGTTTTTGGGTCTGTCTTTCTGAATTGTCCTGGTGGTGCTGAAACGCGCTGTAATCAAAAAGAATAATAAGCTTACCCTTTCCCTTGATTAATTATTGTATTGAACAGTGGCGTAATCGCGCGTCGATAACGGTGGCGAAGCTTTGCAGCTAAAGGTCTTTCCCGCATCAGCAACTCCCAGATTTCTTTCTTTTTGGCATCTAAAGCAGCATCGCCTTTAGATTCATTAATAGTCGAGGCGTTCGCTTCTTCGGAAAGACGTACTGGAAAAGGCACGATTGAATGAATTTTCGCTAAAGATAAATCTTCAAACAAGGTCCATTTGTCAGAAACCATCCACACAGGATATAGGTTTTGAAGGAGATTACTGGCAGCTTTTTGATTAATAATATAAGCGTGAGCAGTCGTGGCTTGTTGAGTTTTATGAATGCTATATGAGCCGCTTATGCTTTTAAGAGGCTTTTTGTAATATTTATTAACTCGACTAAGAAGTATAATCTCAGGTTTAGTCGCGCTAAGCGTTACGTTGTCGAGTATTTCACGTAAGTCATTATTTATTACAACATCATCTTCGAGGATGAGAGCTGCGTCGATATTTTCATATATTATTTTTTTATATATTTCCTGATGACTTAATGCGCAACCAACTTCACCCGGGAGAAAAGCATAATTTACCTCGCGCGTAACATTTTTGCGTTCAGCTTCAGCCATTTTCCGACCATCAATTGCTTCGATAAATTCGTGTGCTATGTTCAGCTTTAATAGTTGAGATTCCATTTTTGCACGACGTTCGAGCGAGTGTTTGAGATTGATTATAAAAGTTCTCATCCTTTGAACGTTCCTTAAAGACTGTTTGGCTGGACTACATCTACATTCTTACATTTTACCAGTATTCGAATCAATTCAACATCGTTACCATACTATTTGCTACTATAAGTGCCACTATCCTTTCATCCTTTTGGTAAATGATGTGAACAAATACGCAGCGATAACGCTACTGGCAACGGTACTGGTGGGATGCGACAACAACACCGCGCCGCTGTCATTTACGCCGGAGATGGCGAGCTTTTCGAACGAGTTTGACTTTGATCCTCTGCGCGGGCCGGTGAAGGATTTTACCCAGACGCTATTCAACGATAAGGGTGAAGTCTCTAAACGTGTGACCGGCACGATGTCAACGGAAGGGTGTTTCGATACGCTTGAACTGCACGATCTCGAAGCGAATACGGGCGTTGCGCTGGTGCTGGATGCTAACTACTACGTCGATGCGGAAACCCAGCAGCAGAAGGTAAAGTTGCAGGGGAAATGCCAGCTGGCGGAACTGCCGTCTGCCGGCCTGACGTGGGACACCGACGATAACGGGTTTGTGGTTGCAGCGCACAGTAAAGAGATGGAAGTGAAGTACCAGTATGACGCCGACGGCTACCCGCTGGGTAAAACTACGGTTTCCGGCGACCAGCGTTTATCGGTCAAGTCGGTGCCTTCGAAAGATCTGCGCAAGCGCATGGATTATACGGCGGTAAGCCTGTTGAACGATAAACCGATGGGCAATGTAAAGCAGAGCTGTGATTACGATCGCCACAACAACCCGGTGAACTGTGAGCTGCTGATAACAGATGACAGCGTCAAACCTGCCGTTGAGCGCAAGTACACCATCAAAAACAGCATTGAATATTATTGAGAATAAAACCGCGCAGGTTACTGCGCGGTGGGTTTAAGCAGGCTGGCGGAGGAGGACTTATGCCCGGCCAGATGCTGATGCTGGAAAATGCACATGCGTATGGTGTTACGGTATTCGCCGTTAATAAAGAACTCATGGATCAGTTCACCTTCCACCATAAAGCCCAGCTTACGGTAGATATGAATCGCTTTTTCGTTCTCTTTGTCGACGATAAGGTAAAGCTTGTAGAGATTCAGGACGTTAAACCCGTAATCCATCGCCAGCTTTGCCGCTCGCGACGCAAGACCTTTCCCCTGGTGCTCCGGTGAGATAATGATCTGAAATTCCGCCCGACGGTGAACGTGGTTGATCTCAACCAGTTCAACCAGCCCGGCTTTTTCACCTTCGCACTCCACCACAAACCGGCGTTCACTCTGATCGTGGATATGCTTATCGTAGAGATCGGACAGCTCGACAAACGCCTCATAAGGCTCTTCAAACCAGTAGCGCATCACGCTGGCATTGTTGTCGAGCTGGTGAACAAAGCGTAAATCTTCGCGCTCCAGCGGACGGAGCTTAACGTCACACGGCGTCGACATTACGGTGCTACCGTGCGGCCAGTGCGACGATCGAGACAGCGCAGGGTGTTAGGCTCCCAGTAAGCGTTGACGTTGGCACTTTGCTGGCATTTGTCGCGGGCATCAAACGCGACGTCTTCTTTATCCCACTCTTTCTCCACGCGCTTATTCACTTTCTGACGCAGGCTGCGGGTGTCATTCCATTGTTCTTTGTCCATGGCAGCATTCTGGCGGCTTTGCGCGCTGTCACCAGACTCAATGATGAGTTTGCTGGTTTCGGCTGATGCCGTTGCGGCGAAGGCGAACGAGGACAGCGCCAGTACGGCTGTCAGACAAAGGCGTTTGCTTAATGTAGTCATAGCGTTTCCTTTAAACGGGTGCAGACAATCGGATTACCCCGTTGGATTCTACACCAATCCGAAAGGGTGTCATACCCGCGCGGCAGGTATGGAACGATGTGAACATTATCGCGTATGATGTCTAAATCAATCCTCACGAAACGAGAAAAATGTTCAAAACGACGCTGCTTTTTTTCGCGACCGCGCTGTGCGAAATCATCGGATGCTTTTTGCCGTGGCTCTGGCTAAAGCGGGGCGCTTCCGCGCTGCTGCTGATCCCGGCGGGCGTGTCCCTGGCCCTTTTTGTCTGGCTGCTCACCCTGCATCCGGCCGCCAGCGGGAGGGTATATGCGGCCTACGGCGGAGTGTACGTCTGTACCGCGCTGCTGTGGCTGCGCGTTGTCGATGGCGTCAGGCTAAGCCTGTATGACTGGGCAGGCGCGCTGATTGCCCTGTGCGGCATGTTGATCATCGTGGCCGGTTGGGGACGCGCATAAGCGTCCTTATAGTGTGATCACCCGCTTATTTTACGATCATTATACTTGTATGGTAGTAGTGTAGTTGCGTAAATTTCCTGCATCACAACGAGCGATGTAAGGAAATGGATTATGAAGATTGTCGGGGCTGAAGTATTTGTCACCTGCCCGGGGCGTAACTTTGTCACCCTTAAAATCACCACCGATGAGGGCATTGTCGGCCTGGGTGATGCCACGCTTAACGGACGTGAACTTTCCGTTGCCTCTTACCTGAAAGATCACCTGTGCCCTCAGCTGATTGGCCGCGATGCGCACCGCATCGAAGATATCTGGCAGTTCTTCTATAAAGGCGCTTACTGGCGTCGTGGTCCGGTCACCATGTCAGCGATTTCTGCCGTGGATATGGCGCTATGGGACATTAAGGCGAAAGCCGCGAACATGCCGCTCTATCAGCTTCTGGGCGGGGCTTCCCGGGAAGGGGTGATGGTTTATTGTCACACCACCGGGCACACCATTGACGACGTGCTGGAAGATTATGCCCGTCATAAAGAGATGGGCTTCAAGGCAATTCGCGTGCAGTGCGGCGTGCCGGGAATGAAAACCACCTACGGCATGGCCAAAGGCAAAGGGCTGGCGTATGAACCTGCGACCAAGGGCGCCTGGCCGGAAGAGCAGCTGTGGTCCACCGAGAAATACCTCGACTTCACGCCCAAACTGTTCGACGCAGTGCGCAGCCAGTTCGGTTTCAGTGAACATCTCCTTCACGACATGCACCACCGTCTGACGCCCATCGAAGCGGCGCGGTTCGGCAAAAGTATTGAAGATTACCGCCTGTTCTGGATGGAAGATCCGACTCCCGCTGAAAACCAGGAGTGTTTCCGCCTGATCCGCCAGCACACCGTCACGCCAATTGCGGTGGGGGAAGTGTTCAACAGCATCTGGGACTGCAAGCAGCTGATTGAAGAGCAGCTCATTGACTATATCCGCGCCACCATAACCCATGCGGGCGGCATCACCGGGATGCGTCGCATTGCGGACTTTGCCTCACTCTACCAGGTGCGTACCGGCTCACACGGCCCGTCGGATCTGTCGCCGATTTGCCACGCCGCGGCGCTGCATTTTGACCTGTGGGTACCGAACTTTGGTGTGCAGGAGTATATGGGTTATTCAGAGCAGATGCTGGAAGTGTTCCCGCACAGCTGGCGCTTCGATAACGGCTATATGCACCCGGGCGACAAGCCAGGGCTGGGCATTGAGTTTGATGAGAAGCTGGCAGCGAAATACCCGTACGATCCGGCTTATCTGCCGGTGGCCCGTCTGGAAGACGGCACTCTCTGGAACTGGTAAACGAGGAGCGAATGATGAAAAGCGTAGTGATCCAACAGCCGAATGCGCTGGAGATTGAGGAGCGTCCTCTCCCGTTGCCGGGGGCAGGCGACGTCCGCGTCAAAATTAAGCTCGCCGGTATCCTGAGCGCCTCGACTTTGACCACTTCTACAACATGTATGAGCGTAATGGAGCCGCGTTCGGCGCTGTTCATAAGCTACTGGATGCATGTTGGTCTGATAATCCTGTAATCGTGGATGGTGACGAGACGAAGAAGTCCAAAAAATCGACGCCATGGGAAAAGAAAGTCACCAAGCTCATGAAGAAATACTGGGCGAAGGTGAAGGACGCGGATAGACGTAACCTTGTCGGTCACTACTCAGCTCTCATTCTTCAGTTTGCCGATAGCCGTAATTGGGATGAGCCAGTTAATCGTGAAGTGATGCGTAACTCACGCGAACGCGGCTTAGTGAAGATGATTCCTGCATGGGAGTCGCAGGTTAAGCCGGGTGAATTAGAGCAGGATCAGAAGTCCCCTGATTACGCCATGCCGAAGTTTTATTATTTCCAGGAACAACCCGTGGGGGACAACGGCAGTATTGTTGGTCCCATGCGCTCCATCAAAATTCATCCTGAGCGCATCATCATTTTCTGCGAGGGCTCAGAAGATGAATCCTCACTGGCTGGCATCCCTTTCTTGCGTGCAGGCTATAACGACCTGCTGGATATGGCTAAAACCTCCGGCGGTAGCGCTGAGGGGTTCCTGAAAAACGCCAGCAGGCAGCTCGGTATTAACATGTCGAAAGACACCAAGATTGACAAAATCATGGAGGATGCCAAGAAAGCTGGTTATTCAGGGCTGGCTGAGGCTTTAAACGCTGCTATCCAGAAGCTTAACTCTGGTACAGATTCGGCCCTGGTGACGCAGGACGGAGAGGCTAAAGTGCTTTCCGTTGCCGCTGCCGATCCGAGTCCAACGTGGACAGTATCAGCTAACCAGTTTTCCTCTTCAGTTCAGATGCCATTCACCATCTTGTTTGGTTAGCAGACGGGAAGGCTTGCTTCAGATCAGGACAAAAACGACTTTGCCAAGCGCTGTAATGGTCGCCGCAACGGGTTCCAGACTGACCGGGCAAGTGCAGTTATAGAACGGCTTTGGACTGTGGAGGTTATCGAGCCACCTAAATCTGGCGAAATCACGTTAACCTGGTCCGATCTACTCGCTCCAAGTGAGAAAGAGAAGATTGCCAACATGAAGGAAATGGCTGCGGTGGCGAAGGATACCCAGCAAGCCTACGGCACACCGGCTGTTGATGAGAACGAGGTCAGGGAAGCGGGAGAACTTGAGCCGCGTGAAGATGTTAAGCCGCCTGATCCAAATAAAAAGGTAACTACCGATGATCCTCTTTCCGATGACGCCGGAGCAAAAGACGAAAGTCGGGACACCGGTAGTTCCGCGCAGCAAGGTTGACCCGACCCGATCGGCAAAGCAGGTTACCGAGATGTACCGGGATATCGAGGAGCGGTATCTCGGCATCAAGCGCGCACTGAAAGCTCTGTTCGACCAGCGCCTGACCGGGCGAGAGCGTGAGGTAAACAGCCATAACTGGCATTTCCTGTGCCACGACCACGGCGCGGATATGCGACTCTACCAGGTCAACGCCGGAAAGTTCATCTATGACATGTCGGCGCAGGAACTGGCGGATTTGCTGGAAGCAGTGCAGGGCATTCTCGACGATTACCTGCTGGATGGTGGCGAGCAAAATCTCTGGGCGATGGATTACGTCGCCGCAGAAGCGCAGCGCGGCACGCTTGAGGCATTCAATAACCTCTCGCAACAGTCGCAGGCCTACGCCAGCCAGACGACGCTACAGCAGCTTTTAAGCAGTCCCGGTTATCTGAACCAGATATCGGCGGCCAGGCTGACAACGTTCAGTGACTGGAAGGTCATCAGCGACACCGCCCGCGGCGACCTGACAAACATCATCACCGATGCGGTAGCGCGCGGCGTGAATCCTCGCGAGACGGCCAGCGTCATCAGTAAGCGCCTCGATGTGTCTATGTCGAAGGCGAAGAACATCGCTCAGACCGAGCAGGTCGGCGCGCTGCGTGAAGCTCAATGGAATGAGACGGACTGGGCTTCCGAGAGGCTCGGGCTGAATACTGGTCTTCTCCATCTATCTGCGCTGAAGCCTACCACTAGGACAACGCACGCATTCTGGCATGGAAAGGTCAGAACCGTGCAAGAGGTGCGCGACTGGTATGCAGTAGATGGTAACAAATACCACTGCTACTGCGGCCAGATTCCGGTGCTGCTCAACGACGACGGCAGTATCTTCAATGAAGGGCTGGCTGAAAAGCTGAAGAAAGAGCGCAAGCAGTGGAAAACCGATATCAATTAATGCTTAATAGTGTTGAATTAACCGATAAGGCATTAATTAAATGAACATTACACCTCAGGACGTTGGTTCGTTTTTCCAGCCGCTGATTGTGCCGATCGTAACAGGTGTAGCTGCCGCTTGGTTTACAGCGAGATTTGCGTTAAATCGGTTTTACCATGAAAAGTGGTGGGAGAAAAAACATACAGCATATAGTCAACTAATTGACGACTTGATTGAGATTAAAAAAATATATTCTCAGGCATATGGTTTTTTTGAGGTTACATATAACCTCGGCAAAGGACAAGAAAGACCAAAAGACTATGTCGAGTGGAATCAACTTAATCGGCTCCATGTCAATATCCGACGGCATCACGCTTTAGCTCAGATATCACTTAGTAAAAATTCGGAAGGCCTGTTATGGGGCTTTTTTGAGCAGCAAGATTTGCTTGAGGACAATCTTATTAGGGGGGTAATGCCTGAGTTCGAGGCCTACCACCAAATGATTGTATTAACTGACAAGCTGATTAAGTCAATAGTTATAGATGCTGGAAAAGAATTAAAGTTTAAGTAGATGCAAGTTACATACAGGTCGCTTCGGCGGCCTTTTTTATTGCCTGAAATCCACCAATGAGGACACTTTGTGAGCACTCCTGTACCTGATGAAGCCCCGAGAGATATCAACCGTGGTCGCCTGTTCACTGAATCACAAATCAGAGCCGCTTTCGTGAAATGGTGCGACGATTATAAGCACAATCCTGGCGCCTATCAGGAAGGCGACTCCACCGATGGGGAAGCATGTGCAGATTACCTGATTCAGGTTATGACCGAGAATTAACCCAACAGAGGACGCAACGTGAAGCTATCCAGCATCCACGTTAAATCCCTCGCCATCAACGCTTCCAACATCTCAACGACCACCATCAACGGCCAGGAACACTACGTCATTCGTGGTGCGGTCCCGATCGTCGATGACATCGTGATGAATGGCGGCCTGTACCCGGCGGAGGAGATTAACAACAGCTACCAGACGATGGAGCGCAAGTTAATGCCGATAGGCCACCCGATGGTGAACGGCAAATACGTCAGCGCCAACGACCCTCAGGCGGTCAACGATTACTACGCCGGGGCATGGGCTCAGAACGTCAGCAAGGCCAATGACAAGGTCGTGATGGACGTATACGTCAATAAGGCTGTGGCAGATACCAAGCCTGACGGTAAGCGCCTTATTCAGCGCCTAGACGACATGATTTCAGGCAATAACGCCGACCCGATTCATGTTTCTACCGGTCTGCTGCTGAACAAAGAGCAAAAGGCCGGAGAGTCGAAGCAGAAGAAGTACTCCTGGGTTGCTCACAACATGCAGTTCGACCACATCGCGATCCTTCTCGACGAGCCCGGCGCCGGGACGCCTGAAGAAGGTGTCGGCATGTTCGTCAACGCTGACGGGCAGCAGACCGAGCAGATCATCCAGCAGGCCGTTGCCTTCGTCATTACGGAAGACTCGGGTGGTGATGTTGTCCACTTCACGCCAGTAGTCTTTGGAGATCAGCGCGGCCTGGTTAACTTCCAGCGCGCCGCCATACTGGGCGGAAATAGTGTTCTGGTTGATGTTGAAGGACTCACGCTGCATAAGCAGTTGATTCCATGCCTGCTTCACCTGGTTGTGCTCGGTGATCAGCTTTTTGTTGAATACGATCATGCTCATGCGGTTGCTTTCCCTGATTTGCGAACTTTCACGAGTTGAGCTTCAGCGCCAACGGTGATTTTTTCGCGTGAATAAAATAGGACCTGGTCGGTGGCTGGTGTGGTTGACTTGGCCAGCGTGCCGTCACCGGCAGAAACCAGTCCTTCATTTTCCAGCAGCACTTCCCCGGCTTTGACGCGCATGTGGTATCCGGCGGCGGTATTCAACCGGGCGAACATGAAGA